CATGATTTTATATAAATATCATATAAAACAAAAAGTTAGGAGTTTATCGTCTCCTAACTTTACTATTTGCTTTATTAATTTCTTCGTTTTCTTTTTTCTTTATCTCATATAACTGATTTGCGTACATCCTTCTAATATGAATCGGTAAACTCCAAACATCAGAGAATGTAAATCCTCCACCACCTTGAAATACCAAAAAGAAAATTTCATCGTATAATTGTTTCTTATAATCAGTTGGTAGGGTAAAAAAAGTCGATTCCAAAAGGAATATCAAGTGCCTCCGTTTCACCCGTTATGTCTGATGTAAACTGAAATTTCATATCTAAATCTGGTGATATCTCCTTAATGTAACTTCTGAATGCCTTTACATCTTTTGCTAAGAACTGATTAGATACCCAACCATTTACATATCCTCTATCAGAATTATCATTAACAGAAACAATCATATATTTTAATCTCGTTGTAACTTCTGACGATACTGCTTTTCCTTTTGTTAATCTTTCTAACGCTTTGATTTCATTATTAATATCCTTTTCATCTTTGTGAGTAAGTAACTTAAACACAATTTTAGTTCCTGATGGTAATTCAAACGAATATCTGTTTTCAGGACTTAGTAACGAAAAATCAACATCTTTAGTTTGCACCGCTGTTAAATCGATTGTAACTTTTTGTCTTTCACCACTAAAAGGGTCTGTAATTTCAACATCATATCCAGGACCATATCCTAAAACTCTAGCCGCTAAGTATATTGCGTTTTTATCACCTACAACTAAATCATCGGTATTAACACCTGCCTGAACTACAATTGATTCTAATAACTTATCCAATACAATCCCTTTATTAATAAGATTTCTATCAGCTAAAATATCTTCTTCTTTTGCAGTTAAATACTTAATTTCAACTTTACCACTACTTAATGGGTTTGATTGTGAATATACCTTACCTTCTGATGGTAGGGATATTACCTGCGTTGGAAAATCAAATCCTTTGTGTTGTGGTGGTGGTGCAATTGGTGTTCCACCTCTTTGTATTTGTATGTTTTCTTCCATAATAACTTTTTGTTTATTTTATATAACTATTTCTTTTTTATTTTTTCTTTCTTTTTATCAGGTCCTGTTGTATATGGTGTATTATTTGTATAATGCCATGCCGAACCACTTGGATATGTGTATGTAGTTGATGTTGATAGTGAACCACTACCCCAAGATACTAAATTAGGATTTGCTATTGTAATAGTTCCACTACCTCCAGGTGTTGTTGTAATTTTTGTACCATTTGTATCCGGTTGTTGACAAGTTACCTTATATGGATTATATGGGTCTATATAGTGTGGGTGTTGCCAAGTTGGGAATGGATGCGTATTTGGTGCAGTATTTGGTACTCCCCATCCACCACCTATTGCAGTTCCTATTAGTGGTTCATCACTAACTTCTGCTAATTTTTCTTTTAAGTAATCCCATTGTTTTGGAGTAATATTGAATTCATGAACTCCTTCTGTAAAACCTTTTAACCAAATAACGAATTCTTTTGATGTCATAACTTATATATTTGTATATATAAATATAATAAAAATAAAAAAGGGAAACAAATAATGTCTCCCTTTTCTTTTAAATCCAAGCACCTACTAATTTCCATTGTTCAACTTTATCACCCACAGGTCCCAAAGCATAGAAATCAATATTCTTTTTATAGAAATCTGCGTATCCATCTCTACCAGTAATAGATTCATGTGAAGTTCTAATCCACTCCATTACTGATTGTGCACCACTTGGTACAATTGGATCATACAAAGTGATTGTAATGTCAGTCCAATTAGATTTACCCTTAATTTTTCTTTTTAAGTTGATATGATCTAATTCTACTACTTCACTTTCAATCTTTGGTCTATTTGCCGATCTTATCATAAAAGATGGAATACCATCAATTTCCATAATAAAACGGTTTTGTAACTTTGGTTCAAAGTTTGTATAGAATATCTTATCAAATGATAATACGTCAGCCATTGTTTATTCTCCTTTACTTATTATAAGTATATCTTTTTTTAATTTTATGCGTTAAAAGTTGCTCCAGTTGGTAAAACATTGAAATCAATTTGAATGAATTCTGCAGTTTTAGTTGGTTGTAAGAATATAGCACCTTTTAAGATGTTTCTATCGATTACATCAGGAGTATTGTTTGATTCATCCATTACAACTCTAAATGCATATAAACCTTGTCTTTGTTGAATTGATTCTAAATAAGGGCTAACCGTATTTAAGAATTTATTTCTTGTATCAGTAGTATTTTGTTCGAATACTAAGAAACGAGATGTAGATGCGATAAACTTCTTAACTGTGATAAGTAATCTTCTTACGTTGATTCTATCTAATGCAGATGGTCTACTCTGTAAAGTTTTTTGTCCGAATGCACTAATACCTTGTCCAGGAAATTGTGCGATTGGATTTACTTTTGCTTCGTATAAAACATCTCTTTCAGCGTGTGTTAATCTATTTAATACAGCTGCTGCACCAATTACACCACCTCTATTTAAACCAGCTGGTGCGAACCACTCTGCTGCGGTTGCATCGTTTGCTGCATAAACTCTAGGTAATAAAACTGAAGGTGGAACTGTGATTAATTTACCAGTATTAGTATCGATTGTTTTTAACCAAGGATAGTAAACTGCTGCATAGTTAGTATCTAATGATTCTGCAACTGCTGTTACATCACCAATTGATGCTGCTTGTCCTGCAGGATCCATAATATAGAAAGTATCTGCTCTATTCTCACAAATATCCATTGCGTATTGTGTTACTGCATCTGTGTTTGATAATGCATCTAAACATTTTTTGTATGCTGCTGTACCTGCTGCTGCGGAAGTTGATAAATCAAATCCTTGTACATTTGTAGATGAAATATCCGTTCCTTTGTTGATTGGAGTTGTTGGATTAACACCATCAAATCCACCTTGGAATGCTATTGTAAATTGTCTTTTTGAAAGTTCACTTGCTATTGCATTTGAAGTTAATGATAAACCTACTTGTGAATCTAAACCAAATGCTACGTTTGCACCCACACCAGTGTTGTTTGGTAATGGATTTAAATAAAATGCGTTATCTGAATTTCCTTCTAAATCAATACCACTAAATTTAATAGATGAATCTTTTGAACCAGTTGAGTATGTAACTGCTGGAACTAAATTATCATCACCATCTGTTGCAAATGGGTTAGTGTATGCATCATGTCCAAATGGAACTGCTACAACTGGATTTGAATCACTTGCCGTTGCCATTTTTACTCTAATATACTTAGATTTATTAGCCCAATCACCAATTGTAGTTATTTTACCAGTATTGTCAATTGTTGATTTTGTGTCACCAATTACTCTAGCGATATAATTAGTTGCTGCTGGATTTAAACTTACATTATTATATTGTTCTAAAACTACTTGTCTTTTATCTGTATCATCGTATGCTCTTACAAACACATTAAATGTTCCATAATCAGAACCATTAATATCTCCAGCTGCTTTTACGTTTGAAATAGAAACTTTAAATCTTTTATTTTCTACATTGCCTTCTGCTAATGTTTCAAATTGGAATAAATCATATCTATCACCACTAATCAATTGAGATTGAATCATAGGTGTTAATGCCGTAGTTGCACCAAAATCAAATTCTTGTGGTTGTACTACTGCTGTTAATGTTGATGCTGCGTTAACTCCGTGATTTTTAAAGAAAGTATGAGTGTATACACCTTTTGTACCTAATGGAGATACACCAAATACATCATCAATAGATGCAGTTGAAGATGCTACCACAGATGCTGAAATTCCATCAATTGCAAAACTACCACTTGTACCTGCTAAGAAATCTGTTGTATCTAATGCAGTTTCAGTACCGAATAATGTACCTACAATTTTATTCCCACCAAAAGATGATGATGCAATTAAATATACCGCATCATTATCAGTATATCCTTCAGTTCCTGCTACTCTACAAACAGTTACTAAACCAGTCTCTCTTAAATAGTTTTGAGCAGTTAATTCTGTGTAATATGTACCATCCGCTGCTCCAAAGATATCTTCTAACTCTGAAGGTGATGTGATGATTGTTGG